GCGGCTGGCGCGTGAGAACGACCCCGATTCCCTTCCGAGTGAGGATCACGATATGGGCCACAACATGGAACACCCCGCCAAAGAATCTGCCACATTCTATGCGACTGTCCGTGCGTGGCAAGATTCGGCGGACAGTGAACGACCCGCCATCATCAGCGATGCGGGCGTGGTGCCCATCGATCTCCGAGCATCAATGGACGGGGAGCACCAAGCGGTCTTTGATATCCTCCTGCCGAAATCCTTGTCTCTTTGTGGGTGCGTGCATTGTGGGAGTGTGTGGTGGGAAGGGGCCGCAGATATTCCACTCTGCGCGAGGCCGGAGCGCTACCAGCCATGAGCGCCACTTGGCTTTCGCCTCTCGCGGCGGTTTGGTATGCGCGGTATCCCGACGCCCCGGTGCCTTTCAAGCAACTCGCCCGCTTCCTCGCGCCGCTCGTCAAAGCGCACAGCCCCGAACGCATTTGTACGGAGCTCCAAGGCTATCTCGCGCAGACGGAGCCCCGGTATCTGAATCTCGCCAAGTTTGCGGCGACCTTTGGGACGTGGGCCCAGAAGCCTCAAGAAAAGCCGCGCCCCGCGCATTACCGGACGGCAGACGAGTGTGACCGTGACGCGGGAATCCCTGTGGGGGCGAGGGGGTTAGTCAAATGAGCGGGCCCATACACGTAGAGAATTGGGGCGCCAACCTAGAGCCAATTCTGGGCGCCAAGGCGCGCCCCGGGGTTCATGCGTCGCATTGCTGTCGGCTGCACGGATGCAAGTATGGGTATGACGACTGCCCGGTCGTGGACGACACGCTGCACCAGGAGTACCCCTGCGAGGATTGTCACAACGACATCGACGAGTGGTCGCCAGGCTATACGATGGGCCCGATTCCCCTTGGGTCCGCATGAGCGTCCAAGAGGCGCGGGCTCGGCTCGATAGTTATCTGGCGGAGTGTTTCCTGCACCACGAGATGCCAGACCTCATTCGCTTGCGCCGACTCGAAGATGACTTAGTGAGTGCGGGGCGGATGGCCGAGCGCCAGGACTTGGGGCCCTTTTGAGTGACTTGCGTCCGTGGTTCCTCTCGGTGCGCTGGTTTGGCGCGAAGGGGGATGGGTGCCACAATGATCTTCCCGCCATTCAGCGGGCGATTTGGGCGGCATGGATTCTCGCTCCATTGGCTAGGCTCTTTCGGCGATCCCCAGTGGTGTATTTTCCGAAGGGTAAATGGGGGCCCTTTTGACCATCTCCGAGCTGCTGGATCAGCGCGGGCCCCCGAGGCATTTGGAGCCCCGGCGTGAAATCACCCTCCATGAGGCGCGGCGCTACTTGCGGGCGCATTCGGGGCGCCAGCATCGGATACGCAAGGTGGCGAAGGCCATGCGACTATCAGAGCGGACGGTGGGGCGGGTGTGGCGGGAGATGCTCCGATGAGCGACTGGGTGCATGGGATTTTCAACGCCAGCAAGTGCGCGCGCTATCTTCGCAGTATCGGGATTGAGTTGCTGCCCACAGAGGTGCGGCGCTGGCGCGAACAAGAACTGATGCATCGGGCTGACCGTCGGAGGGTGCGGCGTCGCGAGGCGTTTGAGTGTGGGCAATGTCGCGCCCGATGGGAAGTCGAATCGCGGCGCCGGAGTAAGAAAAACCAATGCCCGCATTGCGGGGGGCGCCCCACTCAGATGTGGCTGCTATGGATGGAACTTGGAAGCGGCGAGCGGCGCAAGTATGATGCTGCTGCTTGGGGGTACGATGGTGAGTGTGGACCACAAAATGTCACCAAAACTTGGCCAAAATAGCGGTGGGAGATGCGCTGAATGCGGAAACCCACCACGGCGCCCCAGTCCTCTTGTGGGATTCAGCCCTGCAAGGTCGGGCTGGGGCGATTCGTCTCTTGACCGGCTGGGCTCCGACCCCCGCCGAAGCGGCCCTGCTGGCGACGGGTGAGGCTATTGTGGTGATCGAAAATCGCACCCCAGCGGTGTATCGCTGTGACGCGCTCCCCCACGATTTAGACGTGTACACCAGGGCGCAGGAACGCGCCGAGCTCTTGAAAGCGGCCAAAGAAGCGTTACGGAAAAGCGCCCCGAGAAGCGTGAAAATCTCTCGGCGGCTTGCGAAAGCGAAAGGACTGACGTAACCTAGAACGGTGCCCCGCAAACAACTGGCCTCCGAACACGTCGGCTATCACGATGCCCGCCACAAGTTTGCCGTCGGCAACCCCGGCGGGAAGCCTGGCGTCTCTGGCCGGAAGCCCGAAATGCTGGCGATTCGCTGCCAAGCCCTCACCGAACGTCTGGTCATCCCGATCATCGAGAAGTACCTCCAAGACCCACACGACCCCTCGAAACCCAAAGCGAGTCTTACCCCGAAAGACCGTGGGGTGCAATGGGCCGCCGAGTATCTCCGTTCCTACTTGCCGAAGGGCTTGCAGCCAATTGAAGGGGATTTGACGCTGAATGTCGAAGACGCCCAGACCCTCTTCACTAGCCGAATGGATCGCCTCCGCTCCCGTCTCGGAAGCGCAGCGATGCCTGAAGGGATTGACGGCGGCTGAAGCGGCGGTCGCGCTGTATGACTGGCCGTTCTGGGCCAGACCGTCGCAGCGCACCCCTCCTGGCGATTGGCGTGTCTGGTTGCTCCTCGCCGGAAGAGGGTTTGGGAAAACCCGCACCGGCGCCGAGTGGATACGCGAACGCATTGACCACGGCCAAGCCCACCGCATAGCGCTGATCGCCCCCACGCCCGCCGATGCCCGAGACGTAATGGTGCAAGGCGAGTCGGGCCTCATCGAAACCTCCCCGCCGTGGAATCGCCCCAACTTTGAACCCTCGAAACGCCGAGTGACCTGGCCCTCAGGAGCGCAAGCGACGATCTACTCGGGCTATGAACCCGACCAACTCCGGGGGCCGCAGCATGACACGGCCTGGTGTGACGAGTTGGCCTCGTGGCAGTATGCTCGGGAGACGTGGGACAATCTGCAATTCGGCATGAGGCTCGGAGACCCGCGAGCGTGTGTCACCACGACCCCGAAGCCGATCAAACTCCTGCGCGAACTGCTCACCGCGCCCCATACTCATGTGACCACGGGCTCGACCTACGACAACGCCCCAAATCTTCCGGCGGCGTTCTTCGAGCAGATCGTGGCGAAATACGAAGGCACGAGCTTAGGCCAGCAGGAACTCCACGCCGCGCTCTTGGATGAGATGCCGGGGGCATTGCTCACCCGAAAGGTCTTAGATGGCTCCCGTCTGAAGGACGCTCCGAAACTGCGCCGCATCGTCGTGGCGATTGACCCTGCGGCCACGGATAACCCAGACTCTTCGGAAACCGGCATCGTCGTCGCCGGACTGGCGGACAACGGTCACGCCTACGTGACCCATGACCTCTCGGGGCGGTTCAGTCCTGATGCATGGGCCCGCCGCGCCGTGGGCGCCTACCACGAGACCAAAGCCGATCGCTTGATTGGTGAGCAGAACAACGGGGGTCAGATGGTGCGGCATACCGTCTTGACCGTGGATGATCGGGTGAACTACAAAGCCGTCGTGGCCTCGAAGGGCAAGCACACCCGCGCTGAGCCCATCGCGGCACTGTACGAGCAGGGCAAGGTCCACCACGTCGGGGCCTTTGGGGAACTGGAGGATCAATGGTGTACGTGGGTGCCGGGGATGCCGAGCCCCGACCGGCTAGACGCTTGCGTGTGGGCCTTATCTGACCTTATGTTGAGCGGGGACGTGTCGAATGTGCGTCCCGTCTCACTCACGGGGGCCTCGAAGTGGCTGAAGTGAAGACGCGCCGTAAAGCCGCACCGCCAGCGCCCCCCGCTGCTCCTCCCGCATCGACAGCATCGAGCTTCCCCGAAATCGGGCTCACGGGCCTCCGGTACTGGGGGGGCCGGATTGACGAAGAAATCCTCACCGAACTCAAGTGGGACAAGGCGGGGAAGATTTACAAAGAGATGGGGGACAACGATCCCACCATCGGCTCGGCGTTCAACGCGATTACCTGGCTCATTCGCCAAGTCCCCTGGCGCGTCGAAAGCGAACAAGAGACGGATGATCGCGCCGAGTTTCTGGATACCGCCCGGCAGGACATGTCCCACTCGTGGGAAGACTTCTTAGCCGAGGTCGTCCGGGGGACGTTGCAGTATGGCTGGCAGACGCATGAGATCGTGTATAAGCGCCGCGTGGCGGGGGAGAGTCAGTACACGGATGGCTTGATCGGCTGGAAGAAACTCCCCGTGCGGGCGCAGGATACGCTCTTCAAGTGGGAGTTTGATCCCGAGGGCGGGATCGTGGCGATGGTGCAGCAACCCCCACCCGACTGGAAACAGCGGCGGTTGCCCATCGAGAAGCTCTTGCTGTTCCGCACGGAGACCTTCAAGAACAACCCCGAAGGCCGCTCCGTCCTGCGGAATGCGTATCGTCCGTGGTACATGAAGAAGCACTTCGAGAATATCGAGGGCATCGGCGTCGAGCGGGATTTGGCAGGGTTGCCGGTGATGTACGCTCCCGCTCGCTACTTTGGCTCGGCGCTGTCTGGAGATGATGCGGCCACCTTCCTCGAACTCCAGCGCATCGTGACGAACATTAAGCGCGACGAGCAAGAGGGCGTCTTGATGCCGAGCATGTACGATGAGCACGGCAATCAACTCTTCAAGCTCGAACTCTTGGCGACGGCGGGGCAGCGGCAGATGCCGACGAGCGAGATCATCTCCCGCTACGATCTCCGTATCCTGCAACTCCTGCTCGCGGATTTCCTGCAAGTCGGTCACGGGCAGACAGGCTCGTTTGCGCTGGCCTCGTCCAAGACGGAACTCTTCGCGGTCGCCATCGGGGTGTTCCTCGACCAAATCGCGAGTGTCTTTAACCGCTACGCGATCCCCCGGCTCCTCGAACTGAACGGCATGGAGACCGAAGACGCCCCCGAGTTAAAGCATGGGGACATCGAGCACCGGGACATCACGGAACTCGCGCAGGCCTTGAATACCTTGGCGGGAAGCGGGATGCCGCTCTGGCCGAACCGGAAGATCGAGGCCAAGGTGTTGGAGGCGATGGACCTCCCCGTCCCCACGCCCGAAGAGCAGGCGATGCGGGATGCGGAAGTGCAAGCTGAGCAGCAACGGCAAGCCGAGTTGATGCAGACTGCCGCCCCTGCTGGCGATGGTGCTCCAAAAGATGATGCGCCCCCGAAGTCGGAGGCCGCATGAGCTACTACAAGCAGGGCATTGATCCTGCGTGGGTCAAGGAACAACTCGCGCAAGCCATGGATGCGACCGAAGTCCAACGCGAAGTCTTGGAAGCGATTGCGGAGGGCCGGTGTGAGGAGGTGCGCGAGTGCGCCCGCTTGGCGCTCGATTCTCGGGAGGATGACGTATGACTGACATGCTCGCGCTGAAGGACGGGGCGCACATTGCTGTGGACGGCGTACCGCACGACATAAAGGAGTCGCTATGACGTATCGGGAACCCGCGCAATTCCGGGACACCGCGACCGCCGCGGTAGATGGTCACATGACTGAGCGCCTCGGCTGGAAAGTGCGGACGGAAGCCGCACTTTACTACGGGCGGCATTGGAAAAATGCAGATGGCACGACGAACCGCCCAGATTACGTCGTCCGCACGACTGGGAATCTGGCTTTGCGCGGGGGTTGGTCGGTGATTTGGGAAGCGCTCAAAGGCTCGGGTTCGACGGCTTCGACCGCGGCCAAGAAATATTTCAACGCCACTGCTGCCCTTGGCGTGGGCAACTCCACGGCGGCAGCCGCGAATACGCAAACCGCGTTACAGGGCGGTTCGCAATCCTTCAAAGCCCTGACGGGGGGATTCCCGACGCATACCACGGGCTCGACCGCCGCGACGGTGGTGGATATCGTCTATAAGAGCACCTGGGGGTTGAGTGAGGGGAACTTCGCGTGGAACGAATGGTGTGTGGCGAACAAAGCGACGACGACTCAGCGGCGGCTCTTGAACCGGAAGGTGCAGGCCCTCTTAACGAAAACGAGTGCCGCCAGTGCGACGCTCACGATTACCCTGAGTGGTGCCTAGGAGATGTTGTGGACGCCCCAGAAGGGGAAACTCCTCGTGGAACACAATACGGGGACCGTCGGGACGGCCACGCCAGGCACGTCCGTCACGACCGGCGCGGCCTCGGGGACCAAAGGCACCGCCGTCCAACTGATTGCGGCGACCGCGTTTGATGCCTTCTGGGTCACCGTCCTGGCGTCGAATTATGGACTTGCCGCCACCGCATCTCAGGGGTGCCTAGACATTCTCACCGGGGCGGCAACAGAAGAAGTGCTGATCCCCAATCTCCTCATGGGCTACTGTGGGTCTGCTGGGGTGGTGGGGCGAGACCCGAAGCGCTGGGATTTCCCGCTCTATATCCCCGCCGGGACCCGCTTGGCCGCCCAAGCTGCCGGGGCGCGGACAAGTACCGCGATGCGCGTGTGGATTTTCCTGTATGGCGGCGTGGGCCTGCCGTCGGGTCGCGTGGGCTCGAAGGTGGTGACCTACGGCGTGACGGTGCCGGATGGCACGGCGGTGACGCCAGGCGCGTCAGGAGCGGAGGGCGCGTGGGCGCAGATGACCGCCAGTACGACGGAAGACCACTTCGCCCTCGTGCCGAGTTTTCAGTTGTCGGCGGATACGACGACGAACCTCCGGGCGCTGGCGGTGGATATCGGGCTCGGCGCGGCGACGGAAGAGGAGATCGCACAAAGCTACTGGTTCTTCACGGATAGTGGCGAGTTTATGAGTGGGCCCTACAATTCCATGCCGACATTCCAAGACATCCCGAGTGGCACGCGCCTGACGGTGCGTGCCTCGAACAGTGGTACTAACGACGGGGCGTATAACGCAGCCCTGCACGGCGTGAGTTGACCGATGCCCACGAACATGACGTTTCGGAGTGGCAATAACGTAACGATCACGGCGACGGAAACTTCCTTAGCCGTCAATGGGGGCTCGACGACGCTGCAAACCGTCACGAGCAAGGGGGTCTATAGTTTGGTGTTGGATGGGATCGCCTCGATGGCGAAGGGCGATGAATACAAATGGCGGGTCTATGAGAAGGCGAGTACGGGCGCCACGAAGCGCCAGATTCTGAGTGGCACGATCTCGGACACCCAGAGCGAGCCCGTCGTCGTGCCGCATCTGATGCTCGGGGTCGGGTGGGATATCACGCTGCAACGCCAATCCGCAACGAGCCGGGCGTTCTACTGGTCGATCCGTCAGGTGAGTAGCTAGTGGCCTTCGCGTCCGACAATTTCAATCGCGCCAACGCCTCGGATCGCGGGGCGAACTGGACTAGTGTTTCCAGCGGGAACCGCACCGCGTTGGATGCGAATGAGTCCGAGGGGAATAACGCCGGAAACGCCGCCTTAGAGTATTACAATCCGGTGACGCCAGGGACGGCGCAATCGGCACAGATCACGCTTCGCACGCCCATTGAAACCGGGTCCAGCGGCGGCGTCGGCCCAGCGGTCTATGTCCAAACGGGCGCCGATAGCGGGTATTTCGTGCGCTGCAATACGGTCGCCGCCCAGCGCTTCCAGCTCATCCGGCGCATCGCCGGAGCCGAGACCGTCCTCGCGACCTATACGGGTGCCGCCCCGGCGGTGGGGGATGTCGTTCGCCTCGAAGTGACGCTGGACGGCAGCAACGATCCTGTGCTGGACCTTTTCGTTAATGGCACATCTGTCGGAACCCCTTTCCCCTTTACGGATACCAACGCGGCGGCGCTCACGTCCGGGCGCGTAGGCGATTTCGGACTCATCATCAACGACTTCGCGCGGTGGGATGACTGGCAAGGCGGCGATTTGGGCGAGGTCGCTGCCATCAGCGGCGGAGGGCGTGGGGCGGAGTTCTGGTGGTATCCTGGCTGGACGGCGATGCTCCTCTTGACCGCCGCTGCTGGGGGCGGGTCCGACGTGGTGGGGACGGATAGCTTCAGTTTCGCGGAGTCCGCCGTTGCCCAACTGATCCCAGCGGCGACGGACAGCGCGGTCATTGCCGAGACGGCGACCGCCACGGTCGCGGTCAGCGCGAGCGACACGTTCACGCTTGGCACCGAAGACGCGCAAGTCACAACGGGCGCCGCGAATCTCAATAGCACCGATGCGCTGACGCTGAGTGAGGCGCTGACGACGCTCCAAGCGACACTCGCCTTGTCGGACAGCGCTACGCTTACCGATACCCTCACGACGGTCAATGTCGTGGGCGGGGCGAGCGATAGTCTGGCGATCAGTGAAGCGCTGACGGCGGTCGCCACCATCGCGGCCGCTGACAGTTTCAGTTTGGGGGAAGTCGCGACCCCCACGCTTATCAGCGGGAACAATATCGCGGACAGCGAGTCGTTCGCGATCACCGAAAGCGCAACGGCGACCCTCGTCGCCACTGGGGTGGAAAGCCTCAGTCTCACCGATAGCGCCGCCCTCGCCGCTGCTGCGGTGGGCACGGAACCATTTATCCTGACCGAGAGTGCTGATCTCACGGCACCTTTTGTGGGGGTGGCGAGGGCTGACCGCGTGTATCTCCTGGCGCGGCTCTTGGCAGGGACGCCGAGTGCGGATGCCCCGAGTTTCGACTCGACCCTCATCACGTGGGACTCGCTCTTGACCACCTTCGACGGGGGATATGGCGGCGAGTTGGCCGACGACTCTGGGGTGAGTCTCCAGCCCCGGCAAGAAGGCGATTCACGGGTGGTCGCGCGGATGGCGGGAACGGCGGGGGTGGTCTAATGGCCCAGCAAACGCTCTTCCTCGGGACGAACCCGAACGACCATACCGGGGAATCGCTCCGGGGTGGTGGCGCAAAGATCAACGAAATGTTTACAGAGGTCTACGCGCTCCAATCGCAGACGATCAATGCGGGCGCGGTGGAATACAACTTCACGGGAGCCACGAACGAACAGCGGATACAGCTCGCAATCAATGCGGCAGTCTTAGGGGGATTTGATCGCGTCTACGTCCCGGCGTTCATGCTGCCCTATGATGCGTCGCTCGTGACGTTCAATACAGCGATCCAGATGGTGCGCGAGGGTGGATTGGTCTCGGTTTTTGATGTACAAGCCTATGGCGCCGCCGTGGGCAATGTCATTAATGCTATGCCAGCCATCAGCGCGGCGGCTGCGGGATTAGTGGCCGCGTCCGGGGGCGTGCTTCACTTTCCTCCAGGTATCTATCTCGCCTCGACCGCTTCGGCGAACACCTACCAAGTTCGTGTGCCGGTGGCGGGAGCGAACTTTACACCAGCAGACCAAATGTTCGGGTACCAATTGCTTTTCCAGAACGTCACGGGGATTCACATTTCTGGGGCTGGTGCGACGCTCAATTCTACGGTGAATCAAGCCAATCTTCCCGTGGGAACGGCCTCTGGGGCCATTATTCTTTGTGATGGAGTGCGACACTTCACGGTTGATGGTTTGAACTTTACTAGCATCACCCAACGGGATGGCGCGGGTACTGTAACGGTCGCGGGCCTCAATGGTTTGGCGTTTACCTCGCAAACCCGCGACAGTTACAGCATTGCTGTACGTAATTCCATTTCCACCGATGTCTATACAGCATTCTATGCCTTCGGAGACGCAGCGAGCACTTTTCGGGTGCGGGGGATTCGGTTGGACGCGCTTCGGCATGAGGGGGGCGTCTATACGCTGGCCTGCCACAACAACGGCGACAATGTGCAAGCGCATGGCGTCCAATCCATCAACACCTCTCGGGAATACTTCGTCTTTGGGGTTTCGGGGCATTACGTGAGTATGTACAGCGAGACGGGGACCGCAGGATTCGGGTCGGTCATCAAAGCCTATGACCGGGACGTAACGGACATCACCTATTCGCTCTTCACCCGCAAGACGATCTCCGCGCCCCATGTGTCCATTCAATCTCAACATCACGTCGCGACACAACCGACGCCTGCGCGCTGTCTGAACATCTCCGTTGAGGTGAACAATCAGGGCGTGACGAATGCGGTGGGGGTGGGATTTGACTACTATCAGGATACGACCCTGACGGGCACGTCGTCGAACAATCTCTTTGATGGCATTACGCTCAGTGGTATTCACGAGCAGGCGCCC